CGTCCCTAAAAGTGTAGCTGGCTCGCCTGAAGTTTTCTCGTCATCTGCAACAGCACGCACATGACTTGATTGAATAACATATTGGGACTTGAAAGAGTAGTACAAGTCTAGCGCTAACAATGGACAATGCAATCGTTCAAAAACACATCGCTCTATAGCTTGAGTGAATTTGTTCTGCTTTGAATCACATTCAACAAGATCAGAAACCCCAATAATTGCCGTTGCCGGCACAGTTTCTAACATACTTGTCAAAGCTACTCTGGACATTTCTTCTGTCTCACGATTGTCATAGAAAGCGGTTGGTTTCAACACATCTTTAAATCGTTTGTTCATGATCCTCATAATACACCCAAAAGTCGCCTGGGCATCTTTAGACCATGCGCTAATTCCTTGACCTGCCTTGTACACATCGGGCACTCCTAGCACCTTAGGTTTATATATATCCTTAATATGAAACCTTACAACACGTGCATCAGTGTTGTCCAAACCTACAAATTGTTCAGCATAGTGTTTCGCCTTAGCTGCCTTTACAAACTCGTCAACTATTTGCTGCACCTCCTGTGGGTCAAAAGGAGGTACTTCTTTACAATGCTCAAAGAAGAATTCATCTACAATCTTTCTTGCGAGCAATTCAGCATCATGCGTAAAAGCATACTTAGTCTTCTTGCCAACATATCGGTCTATTAAGACCTGCAACGTCTGAAAGGGCTTCTTAGCACCATAATGTAACCCTGTACCACCGCAAAAAGCACGATATTCACTAGTCAACTCAGCTGGCTTATGACGTTGTGTTAGAGGGGTGATGAAATCAGCATCAACCACACCATTTCGGAATCCTTCGCGCACCACAGTAGAAGGAATGTGGTTAAGAGAGGGGTTCGTGTCAATTTGCCCAGCATTACTAACCAAAGTGGACAACAAACTCAAAGCATCATATCCTGTCTGGATAGGTTTTGGCTGAACCTGCAACGGTATAGGCAAAGCCTCAATAGATGCAACTGTCTCTGGTGGTGTAGGCACATACTGTGTCGTCACGTCCCTATACTCTTGGGAGCCATGTGGCTCACCAATCACTGGTGATGACACATACTCTTGAGCTAAAGGCGGTGTACCAGGTCCATGAACCCCAGGTAAACTAGTTATATAGTCCTCCACTATATTGAAGGAAAAATCACTAGCACAGACAATACCTTCACTGGCCATTGCTAGTGTGACGTCGTCAGAGAAAATACCAGAGGAGACCGATCCGACTTTCTTGGCAAAGTTTGAGTTATCAATTGCATTATCATGCAATTCTTCTAACACTTGATCAACGTCAGCACAAACACGATCAAGAAACCCTGCAACCTCCGGTGAAGTAATAGTGTCCTTTGTGATTCCGACATCATGACAAGGCAACTTCGTATAATCAATCGATTCTAGACCCAAAGATGCAACAAATTGTTCTGCTCGCTCAGAGCGATCAGTAACAAGGTACAATTTCTTCTTGTGACGCGACAAGGCAACCCTAGCCAAATGTGGGTTGGTCATTAGATCTCTGTCAAGCGTATTTAAAAACAACGCCACAACGTCACTATCACCTCCTTGATTAGCACGTACAGTATTTCTGTCAAGCTCATGAAGAGCGCAAGATGCTGCAGAAAAACCCATGCACCTCATAGGAATATCAGGTAACTCTGGTGCCTCTATCACTTCAATGGACACTCTAATCTCCTGATTTGGTTTTGGTTCCATATCATACCCGTAATTTTCGTTCAAAATGCAAATTGCATCAATAGGATTACGGAAATTAACTAACAAGGTATGTGTCCCTAACTTATCTAGTGGGACATGATTGCCGATATACAAACCTTCATCTGGTTCACGAACTTGGGTTTGTTCTTTATCGCCAACTATAAACACCTCTTCTGTGCCGTTAAGTTTACAAGCCATCATAAGGTATTCATAAGGGAATGATGAGTATTCATCCAAAAATATACGTTTGTGACCACGCGTCTCCATGGCTCGATGAGTTGTCTTAAAATTATAATCCATGGTAGTTCCATCTCCCATGTCTATACCAGTATAATCTGATCGCAACTTCGTGAACGGTGCCAACACCAAATCACGTTGGTCAGCCAAAGTTCGAATGATAAAGGACTTGCCAGTTCCTGGTCCTCCACTAATGTGGTGCATACGAACCCTATGCGAAAACCCCAC